TGCATCCAATCCTGAAGGGTTGATACAGTTACCTTGTTCGTAGTGGTAGCACCGCTTGCTACAATAGGAAGCACATCATTATTCGCAATGTCTGTGCGTTCTACTAGTTGACTTATTCTCTTATCTGCCATATCGATTAAATATAAAATCTGGAACTTCCGTTTTCCTGTAGCATATAGGCATCATTCTCAAGAAGGATGTAGTCATAGTCCACAGGGCTGATATTTCTCAGGATCTTGAATAGTGAAACGTAGGAAAGCCCGTTCGCTATAGGGTTGTATTTATCCACCTTTTCAAGTTGGAAGTAGTGAACACCTACCTTGACAATAGTCCTGAAATCTAGGTTTGAAATATCGGTAGGAGTTAGGTAGAAATACCCCTCCAAAAGCCTACTATTTCTGTCCCCTATTGAAGTGATAAGCCCCTCGTAATATTCCGTGTACAGGTTATTGTTTTGAGGGTATAGACCAATGCTGAAATAGACCTCTCTAGGGAAGGAGAAAAGCACATCTGTCTGAGGCTCGATAGGATCATCTAGGTGACCTGCATAGGGATAGGTAGTATAGGCTATATTCCCCGAACCATATCCTATATTCCATGAAGGGCAGTCGACCTGTGGCTTCCAATAGGCTATTCTAGGCTTGAAGTTATCAGGTACTTTGACCCCATTCTCTACCTTGTAAAGGTGAATCATGATTCTACCTGCTACCTGCTCCCTCATTACCGGAGGGCTGAAGACCACCTTGACAGTCTTTGTATCAAGTATGAAATCATTGTCTATGATCGTTCTGCTTTCCCCATAAGACTCATTAAATTTGGTCTTGTAGGAAGTAGACCAGTAGTCTGAATCATCATCAAAGGTCAATCTGTATTCCTTTGCCGATAGTTCAGATAGAGGCGTGATAGTGATGTCCTGTGATTGGTCTAGTTTATCACTCCAATCCAAAGCCTGATCTTTGAAGGTTCTGTAGAACTCATTATAGGGTACGATCTCAAGGACATTTGTCCGAAGCCTGTCCTGAGTTACATACAAGTTGTACATCGAAATGATAGACTTCAAGAAATCCCTCTGCTTCATTGACTTTGGCAAGGTGTAGCCTATCTTCATAGTATCCCCTTCCTCAAGTTCTACCGCCACGGGTACTGTGTTACCTATCTTGAAAGTTCCTCCAGGCTGAATAATTACTTCTGTTTGAAGTTGGGTATTCGTTCCTGATCCTGCAATCTCTCCGGTTAGCCTGATTTCAAAGTAGTCATCTTCAGCAAGGTCTAGACCTCCTGAGATCTCAAAAGCAAATGTTCTAACTTGCCCCTGTGTAGTCATTGAAACAAGCCTTGAAGAAAAGAACAATTCATCAGTACCATTCTTCATTACAGAAATAGTCCAGACGTTATCTATGTACCCCTGCAAGGCTTCAAAAGATATGGTCAAATTTAGGTTTAATCCTGTCTGTAATGACTGCGCTTTATTCCAAGTGAATCGAGTACCCCCGTTACTAATATCGAAGCCTGTAGCCTCTACAGAATTGAATGCAAGCAAATGGGTAAAATCAGGATCAGTAGTTATTGGTACTTCATAAAAGTTAGAAGTCTGATTCAGTAGGGTAGTGCTTTCCCTTGTGATGGTCTTCTCTGCCGTGATCAGTAGCAACTTTCTAAAGTAGAAAGAATTAAAGAAAGGAGCAGTAACCTGGAAGTTAGCCTCGGCAAATATCCTTCTCAAAATCTCGGTGACAAATACCGCAGGCTTGAAGTTCTTGATAGGATAGGTGATTGAGTCAACACTATAGCCGTAATCCACCAAGGGATAGACATAGTTCTGCGCACCTTCTACCCACTCAGTCCTATTCCAAGAGTTCTGAATATTGGTTCTATTCCAGACATGGTCATAGTCTGCGAAATTTAGTTCTGCTAGGGTTTTATCACCCAACTCGTGAAGGATATCTCGAAGCCTACCGAACATATTGACCTCATAGGTGATATCCCCTTCCCTAGAATTGATCTTAGACATCCTTAAAACCCCATCAAATATCTTGACGTTATCAAGGAAGATCTGCGCTTTTGCCTGTTTAGCAGGGTTAAAGTTTACCCCGATATTGACATCCTCTTCGTAGTAGTCATTATTCACAGAAATATCAAAGATGTTCCCAAAAAGGCTTTGATTCTTTGCCGTGTTTGGCAAGATAATAGTCTTTGAATAGGAAGTATTTCTCCTCTCAATGTCGCTAACATCAGCCACCGAGAAGGTGAAGTCTACGTCAATGTCTCCAAGGGTATCCGCTTCGATCCCTTCTACGAATAGCCTTGCGCTCATATTACCTGTCTGGTGTTTAGTAGTTGGAATTCTACGTCTATTTCTAAGTTGAATAACTTATCCGAAGCCGTTTTCTTTACCTCGTAAGTGGTAGCATTAGGCTTCACCGGTATCCAAGAAGGAGTGATGTAGTTATCATTTACCAAGTTCAAATAAACCAAAGGGCTTGAGTACAGTTCCCTGAGAAGTTCCGCCTGCACGTCATTAATGTAGTCCGAAATGATTCTCCAGTTCTGGGTCTCCTTAGTGAAGTAGATAGGGTTTACGTTCTTTACCACGATCCCATTCGCCTCGTATATATCCCCGTTGTAGTTTCTTTCATAGCCTTTCTTTTCAATCTGAAAAGTAGTCTTATTTACTAGGTCAAAGTTGAAGAAATCATAAACCCCAAACTTGTTTAGGTAGGCTATCCTCATAGGATCGTACCTGCCACATGATTGAGTATATAAAGTTGCAAATTTGTACCTCCTTGTAGATCCGTTATTCCAATTTACAAAGAGTTGAATAGATGACACACTACCGCCATAGGTCAAAGGAGTGATCTGAACATAGGTAATATGTGGGCTTGTTACTGCTGAAGGTGTGATATAGTAGGTCTGAGTGGTAGCGTTATTGTAGGTTACCAATAGTTCTACATTGGTCAAAAGCCCTGTATTAATGAAGCCAAAAACCTGAGCATCGGTCTCCCTTACTTTGATAGTATCCCATGCCGTCAAAGGCTTGTATACTGTGTTGCTAGATCCCCAATACTGAGCCTGGCCTGAATACCAATTTTTCAACTCAAGCAAAGGCAAAGCCCCTGCGAAAGCATACTTGGTCTCACTCACTACCTCGCTTGCTAGGACTATGACAAATTCCCCATCAACCTCATAGTATTCGTAGCACTTCAGGTAGTATGCCTTGATAGCATTCTTTGAACTTGAGGAAGTAGCCGTTTCATAGAACCCTTTGCTGTAGGTAAAGTCTACAGAGACATACTTAGAGACATCAAATTCTACAGGATCTCCAGGATCAGCAGGTGAATCATAGTATGCAGTAGTCACGAGTTCATCATCTGAGTTATAAACTTTGACCACATACTTGAAACCGATCTCTTCCGAGTTCGTGCTGCTTATCGTGTAGTTAATCCGATTGAATGCCGGAAGAATGTCTATGCTTGGTTCTACTAGGGTTATCATTTGCTTATTCTTAAAACGAGTGAGTCTGCTCCAATGGTTTGAATGTCTACGTTAAATTCAGGAGTCGCTTCATCGATTGATTTCTTGATGAATTGCCTTCCTTCAATACCATACTTTTTGATGTAGTATGCTAATCTTTTAGCACTTGTTGAAATCTGAGGAAGTACATTTCTACCCTCTATCAGGTTAGTCGCTTCTATCTCCATGTTCTTCCTCTGCATCCATCCTTGCAACTGCTGTAAGGCTTCAGGAGGCATCCCGTAGGTCTTGAATTCATAGAACTTTCCCTGATCATTCTTGTAGGTCTTTCGCCTGTTTTGAATACCCCTTACCCCCTTATCTATGTAGTCGGCATAATCTACCCCGATTCCAATCTCAAGCCTGTATCCTGTCTTTGTTTCCTTTACCCCGATCACAGAAAAAGAGGAAGACAATTTACCAGAATCCGCAGGTGTATTTTTGGCTAGGTTTTCAACTATGTTAATGCCTAGTTTAGTCATGGCATCACTCACGTTTTTGATTAACGTGCCTTCTACAGCAGCGACATATTCGCTAGGCTCAAGTTTCCTTCCGCCTATGTTTAAATTCGCTACTTGAGTTTTTGTTGCAACTGCCATTTCTTTAGTTGTGCTTCTTTGTCCTTATTGTAATCCTTCAAATATGCAAGGGTATTCAAGTATTCAACTACCCTAAGATCATAGGCATCATTCACCTTTATATTCTGGAAGTCTGCGACCTGCTTAGTGCTAAATACCCAGCCCCACCTTGCCATAAATCCACTACCTTCTTCGCCATCTCCTTGTTCTCCATTGAGTAAATTGTGATACTGCTTATTAATTCGCTGAATAATTGACAAAAAAAAAGCATACAAGCATATACTTCTATGAATTTTGCCCCTAGCAAATCATCTGCCACCATGTCATGAGGCACTACTCCATAACCCTGATATCTCTTCCCTTTCATCGGTAGAAAGAAGCACGCTGCAATCTTATTGAGTTGCATGATCTCCCCACTAAAAGCCAAAATATCAATGTACTGCCCTGCCGTAATCTCGTGTAGTTCATGGCAGAACTTGTACCTATTCTCCCCTACCTGCAAATAGTCTACAGGTTTGGTCTGTGGAATATTATTAAAGAAATCCAACTTCTCTGCGTAGGTGTGCATCAAGTCCCTATACTTGTAGGTGTCATAATGCTCCTCACTTTTACCCTCCACGATAGCAAGCATCTTTGCCTGCTTCTCAATGATATTCAGATTTGCGTTTGTTTCAATATCGTACAGGCTGATGAACTGCCCGACAGTCAATTTATCCCACATGATTAGAAATATATTTTTAAGGTTTGATGTATTTATCTGAAGGAGTACTTCCCTAGGTGGCTGTTACTGATCTTATTCACCACCGAATACCTGAGTGCATCCAAGGCATGGTTGAAATTATCTACAGGCTTATTGGTCATCTGCCCATTCTTATCTTCTATGTATTTGTAATTCCTGAGTTCCTTGATCAGGTTGTAACTTCCATCCGTTGCATACAGGTTGTATCTCCTGATGATGTCTATCCCTAGATTGATTGCACCCTTCACCACAGGCTTCACATTCCATCCCATCCTATAGATCTCTTCAATGCTTTTCGGCTCTGCTGAATCGGCATAGATCTCATTAGCCTTATCAAGCCCCAGGCTCTGCATCTCCTTTGCTATGTCCTGATTGGTCATGCCTGTCCTGTAGATCAGTTCATCTACATACATGGCATCATCTAGAATGTAAGTCCTAACCAATGCCGTAGGATCATTGCTAAATCCAAAGTCAAGACCATAGGCCACAAGTTTAGCCTCCTTCGGGATCTGCTTAGTAGTACTGAAGGTATATACTAGGGATCTGCTCTGCCCCCTTTCTCCTAGGCCGTAGACCCGCCAGTAGTTTTCATCTATCTCCTTGAGCCTTTCGATTTCTGCCTTGATTTCTACCCCTAAAAATGGGTTATCCTTGTAGGTAGTCTGATAGAATTCTACATCCTTTCTAGGTAACACCTGGTCATAGATCCAGTGGAACTCTTCAGATGGGTTGAAGTCAATGATAACCTTTTCATTTGTACGGAAAAGCAACTGCTGCCAATCTTCAAAGGTCAATTCGTTTGCCTCATTTGCGAATAGTAGATCTCGCTTTCTACCCCTGATTTTTTGAGGCATATCAAGGGAGATGAATTCTATTGTGTTGCCGTTTAACTTGTATTCAGATGCAGTCTTTGAGTGGTCATCTTCAGAATATATCTCGTGATCCTTGAGGATAGTCAAAAAGTCACGCATGACAGTACCCCTCAAAGCAGGGTAAGTCTTCCGGCAGATGGTGATTATCTTACCTGTGTTCTTTTCGCAATATGAAAAAATAATCCAGAGAAGGATATTGTAGGTCTTCCCTGATCTCGTGCCACCTTGCTGTACTACTATCTTTGATTTGCTAATCTCAAGATGGCGGAATACCTTATTTGTTTTGATACTAATTGCCGTCATCCACGATCTTCACCTCGAATACCTTTTTGCCATCAGCACCTGTGATCTCCTGCCTTTCGACATAGCCCCTCTTTTTAAGTTTGGTTTTGCAGGCGAAAATGATAGCAGTAGTATCTTTATCCTT